TCAGGAACAATAGCATTGAAGGCCGCATCAACCAGTGGCGGAAGTACGTCAGTGAGTGCATGGAGAGTACATTTAAAAAGAGAAGATGCTGGTGCATCTGTTATTGACTCTTGGAGTGCATCTTCATACAGAGGAGCAAAATATTTCTTAAGTTTAAATGATTCAGCAAATAACAAACTACAAAACATCGAAGCATTACTTGTACACGATGGAACCAATGCTTACCTAACACCATATGGTGATGTACAAACATACAGTGGTACAGCATTAACAACACTGTCGGCGGATATATCAGGCGGCAATGTAAGACTAAAAGGACTGTCAGCACAGTGTAGAATTACAGGTTACAAAATATTATTATCAGATTCAGAATCAGCAAGTGATGGTGACAACGTGGCAACCATAGCAACCAAAACAGTCAGTTCGACAGCAACACAATTAGACACATTTACATCAGACACAGCAACAGGAGCCTTTTACATTGTTACTGGTTACAATTCGGCAGAAGGAGTTGCTAGTATATCAGAAGTGACTGTGGTAAGCGGTGTGGGTGCTGACGGCAGTACACAAGATGCGTTTATAAGTGCTGGTCCAACAGTGTCATCCAAAGGTACAGATCAGTTAACATTCACAGCATCATTTAACGGTACAAGCACAGTTGTAAATGCCGCGAGTACATCAGGCGGTTCGACATCTGTTAGTGCATATAGGGTTGACTTGTTGAGAGCGGCGGGCGGTGCAGTTGCAGTAAACTTAACTGTATCGGCAGACCAAACAATTACAGGTTCAAAAACACTTTCAAATGCTGTTGTTAAAATGACAAACTTACCTACTAGTGATCCAGGAGTTGCAGGACAACTTTGGAGAGATGGCACTGATTTAAAAGTAAGTGTTGGTTAAACTATAAGATCTAAAATAGTTTGTAATTTTCCTTTTATACTTTTATTATTCAAAGTATTTTTAAGACCCATGTGCAAATTCTTGGGCCAACATTCAAACGCAGTCCAACAATATCCTGAATGTTCTCCGTTTAATTTTGGAATAAATTCTGATTCAATAGCAATCAAATATGTGTGAAAGAAAAACTTCTGGTCGTTTGATGTAAACATTTCTAAAGGAATAACTTTTTTAAACTTGGGCATACTACCTATTTCTTCTGTAATTTCTCTCTTTAATCCTTCAAATGCTGACTCAGTATATTTTGCTTGTCCGCCAACCAATCCCCACATACCTTGTGTTTTTTTATCAGTTCTTTGCAAGAATAAGAAACGTTTAGTGCTGGTTGAATAAAACAATGCACCAGAACATACTATATTTTTTTCCATGTATTATTATAACAATTAAGGAGTAGTTGCGTCAAGGCTTGAATTATACCCTGGATCTGCTCCACCGTCTAGCACTATGCTCCATTTACCAGCGGCATATATTCCTTCATAAGACTTCTTCCATTCAGTTCCGTCCCATCTGTACTGTATACCTGTGTTCAAGTTAGTAACATAATGTTGTGTTGAGTCTGGATCCGAAGCATCAAAGGCTATGTTCCATTTACTTGTTGCACTGTTGTATTCTATAATATCACCAACACTGGCTACTAAACTACCCCAAGTTGCACTTTGCATAGTTGCTGTTGAATCTCCCACATCATTTATAACCAAATATCTGTCACCGTTTGCTGGTGTGCCTGGATCAAAAGTTGCAGGATTAATAATTTTCTTAACTGCTGTTAGTGTGTTGCTTGGTATTGTATCCGAATCTGGATTGTATAATAATATTGTATCGTCCAGTGTAGTTGTTGCAATAGTTCCTATAATTTCGTTGCCGTTTGGCTGTGTTAATCTTATCTGTGATGTACCACTTACAACTTTTCCGTACTGTTCCAACAGTGTTTTCCAGTTAACTGCTGGTCCAAATGTTTCAAACGGATCTAAATTGGTTGGTGCATGGGCACCTGTGTGGAATCCGTCACCTCCTGACTTAACATTAACACCTGTGCTACCCAACAATCTTAACTGATTTCCTGTTACTAATAATCCAAAATTGTTTGGCGTTATGAAACTTCTTGATGTTAGTTCTCCGTCTATTAATCCTTTTGCTATACCACCGTCATCGTCGTATATGCTCATTATAATTTTTTGTACAACACCTAGTTTCTTAACCTTGACTGGAGGTGACAACCAAATAGGCATTGAGAACGTTAGTGTTGCAACGTCTATTTCTGAGTCTGCACCCACTGGTATTGTCCTAGAACTAAATGTTACACCTGTTAATTCTACATAACTCAAACTGGTCCAATCAATATAGTTGTCTGATTTTTGTATTTCAAAGTCTGGATTAAACAAATAAAGTATTTGTTCCATTATTTGTAATTTTTGATCCGTGTTAGAACTCCAAATATCTGCTGAAACTTCTAACCTAAAAGGAGATGGCATAACTTTTTCAACAGTATATCCAGCACCTAATCTATCACTGTAACTGCCGTCTGCTAGTACATCTCTTTCTTTCAAATGTTGTTTTTCAATGTGATAAGGATTTTGCATTCTATCCCTATCATAATTTAATTCTCTAACATAACAAGCAATTCTAGGTGCATACTGTAAAGCATTCTCTGAATTGTTTCTAATAATGTTTGCAACCTGTCTTGTTGGATCTCCGTATACAACAGGTACCGCTCTTAATTGTACGGCTCTCGTTGCGTCTTTTCCTGTTTCAACAGAAAAGTTACTCAATATTCTAATGAATTGAGTTAAAAATTTTCTAACCTGTCCTTCGTAAAAGTGTAACATTCTTAATTGTCAGCCTTTGGTTTTAATGCATTAGTTAAAGACTGTCTTTGTTTTGTTGTTAATCCGTTTATTGTTGATTCTGTTGCATTGTTAACAAAATTAGTTTTAAAGTTGCCTCTTGTATCTGTGTTTGTTGTAGTTATTCTTACGCTATCCTCAATTTTAATCCATCTGGCACCATCATAACGGAACAATCTATTTGGCAAGTAATCTGTTCTCAAGAAGTAGTCACCTTTGTCCACGTTTGAAGTAGGGAAATTTATACCAAAACCCGCTGGTGCTCCATTAGGTGCAACACCATCTCCGTCCAAATAAAATCCGTAGTGTGAACTTGCTGGTGTGTCTATGACTGCATTTACTGATCTCGATGCACTTGCTCTCTGTGATGTAGTATTAACATTTTCTGTCCTGATGTTGCCTCGTTCATCAATAGGTGCAACGTAGTATTGTTTGTAATTGAATCCTGCTTTTGGTGAATCTTCTTCTGCTTGTTTTACTACTTGATCATTAATTGTTTTTTCTCTGTTGTAAGTTGACATATAACTTGCCAATGATCCTGTTGTTGCCGCATCGCCCAATATGTCTTTGTATTCTTGTGAATCAACCAGTGATTTCATTTTTAATCTTAATAAGTGTGGCCACCAAGTTTGTGAAAATCCTTCTGCGGCTCTGTTTACATCTTCTACCACATAGTATCTTTTAAGTGCAATAGGTATGCTTTCGTCCAATGAATAATCTTCTTTCATATGGGGCAATTCAATAACATCACCACTCATTGGTTTTCTACCTATTCTCTCAATTATATCATTTAGATGCACAGTTAAAAACAGTGTGTCGTTTGACAGAAACATACCAAATTGTGATAGATTAAAATCCTGATCTTGTACATTGTATATGCCTCTGACAACATACACATCGTCCGCATATTTTCTATCTCTGTTTTCTAAAAATAATAAATCTTGTATGGTAGTTTCATTTAGATCACTTCCTGTAACTCTAGGCTGACTAGGAGATGCTGGACCATCTTTGTTTGTGTCTCCTTGATCGTATGGTCCTAGGTATTTGTGAAAATGAAGGTCAGTTCCTCCCACAGTAAACATCTCTTTGATGTTCTTATCGAAGAACTTATAGTCGTTGCCTTTTTCAGGCTTGAAAATGGATAATCTTGGCATATCATACATATTTATTGCACAGGCAACGGCAATAAATATGTGTATGTCAGAACTACAAACAGGTCAACAAGAGA